CAGAGTCTTTACTTTCTTGATCACCCACCTGTAGGAGTAGGCGCTAAGATGCATTTGGTTACTAGTGAAAATGTGTGTCTGGGGTGATAGATAAGAAATTATGTTGCCCTCATCTACACCTTTAGATTGATCTTCAGACACTAAGGTCTTGAACCACTCAACTAAAATAGTCTTAGATTGTTTCCGTATCTTCTTGCAAAGTTTTGAATTCATGGTCTACCTCCTGCACTTTAGGTTCTGCTACAACTTTAGTTAGGAAAGTATAACCTTTAGCGTACTGAAACACACGCAGTCCCTTACCTTCATTAGAATCTTCAAAGCATTTAAACTTATGCTCACACCAACCACAATTTTTATTTATTTTTTCATTACCTTTTGTGCCATCTAGGACAGGCTTAAAACAATAGTCAACGGGAGGTGTTGATTTCTTTAATGCGCTTCTTATATTTTTTATTTTGTTTCTAATGTTGGGCTTGTCTAAATCTTCTGGCTGATAAAAGCATAGCTCACCGCTTTCTTTATTGATAACTAATAGACCACCATTGTTAGTACCCTCTGACTCTTCATACCCAGCAAGCTGCCCTAAGTAACCGAAGGCATCATCATCTCTAAGTGTTCCGTGTTTAAACTTATTGAATGCAAAGCTTGATGCAGTTTTAATATCAACAACTTCTTCATCTATAATACAATCAATGTGACCTACTACGCCGTCAACAACAACTTCCTTTTGCTGTCCTGTCAGATCGTGTCCCGATATAACTACAAACAACTTAACCAGTTCTTCCAGCATGTGGCCATAAAGAAATTTAATCTGAGTCGGCACATTTATTGATGACCGAGCATCTGTACTTTTAGAATCAAACCAAAGTTTACGGGGATGCTTCCCAACATTAGACATCCTAATAGAGAAATTAGAATCCCGTTTAGTTGGGTTAGCCCATGAACGCATTACCTCTTTCATAGCTTCACCAAAATCATCTATCTGTTTTTCAGTTATGGCTATAGGTTCGCCGCTCGATAGAGGCTCTATAGTCTTGTATATATCTTGAACTAAACTATCTAAGTCATCCATTTTCTATGCTCCACGAATCTACATTCACGACTTTCTGAATTATAATGTAAGTACTGTACGTTTAGTTCTTTCTGTATTTCTGATTTCCCCGACAGCCTCCCATCCTTGTATGACTTAACATCTATTAAAGTTATCTTTCCTTCTGGAGACATAGCTACAATATCTACTGGCCCAGTACAGCCACAGTTCTTAAAGACATGATAGTTATTATCCCATAGCCATGTAATAGCATAGTGTTCTGCTAGATCGCCGACTCTGCTTGGATCGTGTTTAGGTTTCATTTGTGCGTAACCCCTCTAACACCCCATTTTCTATTTCATCAGAGCTAAAAGAACTATACAAAGCTCTTTTATAATCTCTTTTTGTTTTTATTTTTTTTGTCCAAATAGGATCGGCCCCCCACCCACAACTGTTAGCAAATTCTCGGGCTTCAGCTTTACTTTCTACAACACCTATTACCTCCTCAGACTCAAAATCATAGTCGGGGTCAGGTGTTAAAATCATATAAAAATTTTTCCATTCTTTGTATGTAGGAACTTCTACTTTTTTAATGTGTTTCATCTATTAAATCCTCTATGTTATTTAATTTATTTATAGGAAGGTTGTAACAGTCTGTTGAAACTTTCCAATTATTTGATGGGTCTGTGTGTCCTTTTTTTAGAAAGAGGGCAGCCTTAAAATAATCTTCTTTATTAATATATCCAAGAAGCCACCCGCTTGTCATATCTTTTAATATTCTTGTGAACACATATACGTCACATTCTTGCTTTGTATTTAAAGCAGCGACAGAACATTCATAATGTTCTTGGGGTGGAGTTGTTACTCTTTTTGTTTTGACATCTATTTTTAAATTATTATGTACTATGTCATAGTCATATGTATTATTTAAAGAAGAAGATAAAAATTTAGAAGTTATTATTTCTCCTAAAAATCCGTGGATGTTTCCTTGCCCTTTTGTTATTGAGTTTCTTAATGTCCCCATCTCAGAGGATAAATGTTTTGCCTTGTCTATATCTTGAGAAATAATATTAATGTGTTTCACTCCAGTTATCTCCTATGTTGTATTTACCATCTAAGGGACACTTCATATCAAACTCTAGCCCTGCATTTTGTAAAGCTAAGATACCTAGCTCACCTACTTTTTTAGCATCCTTCTCTAACACTTCTATCTGCCACTCATCATGGATGTTAGCCACAAAGTGAGCGTCTAAATTATTATCCTTAATGTAACTGTTAAGCAGACACAACGCTTCCTTCATAACTATGCTGCCTCCTCCCTGCAATAAAGAATTGAGAGCCGCATGAGCCGACCTTATATATATCTTACGACCATCTAATCCCCTGATGAAACCCTTTTCTGCTGCTCGTGTAACTCTGTTTTTAAGATTCCTAAGTGATGGGAGATTATTAAGGAAAGATTGTTTAAGTCTCTTACCGTCTTTCTTGCCTCCTCCGACCACTGTTCCAAGCTTCTCATCTCCTGCTCCGTATATGAAGGCATAGATGAAAGTTTTTGCCTGACTTCTAGATTCAAGTCCTGCAAATTTTTGATTAGCGGTGTGTATATCTCCGTGGAGAATTTCATTTGTAAACTCCTTGTCATCCATATAATGTGCAAGCACTCTTAGTTCTAGTCCACTTGCATCTATGCCTACTAGTTTATAATCATCAGGAACTGTCCAACAAGCTCTACACTCTGGGCCATAAGGTGATTTAGAATTAGGTACTTGAGCAAGGTTAGGTTCTCTGTGTGTCATACGCCCAGTGATTGTGCCATTAGGATTGACGAACCCATGCACCCTATCTGTATCGTCAATGTTTTTTAACCAAGACTTTATCTGGGCTATCCGTTTCTGTACTGTTAGATACTCAGCTATAAGCAGCGCCTCTGGTATATCCTTTATCTTTTTAAGAGTAGACTCATCTACCATTGGCTGCCCTGTAGGTGTGAACTTAGTAGGAACCCACCCAAATTTCTTGAGGTATTCGCCTATCTGTTTACGGGAGCCGAGATTAAATTCTACTCTTGTTGTCCTAGATATTTTATCCTTGTCGTGCAGATCATCGTACTCATCTGAGTTTAATCTATACTTAGTGCCGTCTGCTGTAATAGCCATCTTAGATAACTTGTCAGCAGTGGTCTTCGTAGGATATAAAACTAAAACATTTTCACTGGGCTTAAAGGCTTTATGTACTTCAGCAATAGTAGCGTCAAGCTTGTCCTCTAGTCCAGCAAGAAAGAGAGTAGTATATTTTACATCAAGTAAGAATCCCTTCTTGCTCTGCTTACTTATTATTTCAGCTACGTTCTGTTCTAAATCTATACACTTTCTTGAGAAGCCTAGCCTCTCTTGGTTTAAAACATCATAGACTTTCTTGTTGACTAGTACGTCCCTCTCACAATACTCCACCATCTCTAGTGAGAATGTACCGTAGTCTGTGAAGTCTATCTTAGGTAGGCCCACTCTATAACCCCAAGACTCTAGGCCGTGGTTGCCCTCTCTGATGGGGTTAAACAAGCGTGACAATACAAGAGTATCTATCAAAGGTTTCTGAGACAAATCGACACCCGTTAGATTCTTTACAACTGGAATATCAAACCCAATTATATTATGCCCGATTAACTTGTCAGCACCCTGCAATATTTCTAGACCTTCTTCTAGACTGTCACCGTAGTAAGAGTTTAATTCTTCTGTATCAATATCACATGTGCTGATACACCAAATTTTAGTGGCCTCTAACCCATCAGTTTCTATGTCAAAAACTAAGGAACTCATAGTTCATCTCCATCGTATTGATAATCGGCGGCATCTATTTCACTGAGTCTACCTGTCTCCTGATTGTATAGCAAGTGAGTGGCTATCCCTACATCCCCAGTGTACCTAGACTTTAAAACTCTTACATGGGTAGTCTGGGCTTCAATAGGCTCATCAGACTGTTGGTTACGCTCTAAAGCTATGACGCAATCAGACAACTGAGCGATAGATTGTGAGCCTCTGAGGTGGTTAAGACCTACAGTGACACCACTCTCGTGTCCCCTATTGCCTTCTACTCTACGCAAATGGGAGACTAAGATCATTCCGACCCCTGTTTCTTCAACGATGCAGCGTAGCTTAGTCATAATGCTATCAATAGTTCTGCGCTCATCTCCCTCAGTTGAGGAGGACACAAGCATATGTAAGTGATCGACAACAATCCATTTACAGTCGCAACCTATAATCATGAATCTAATCTTACTAAAGATTTCATCTATATCATTGGACCCAAAGTGAGCATGAATCCACACCCTACCGTTGTCATATATCTTACTATAGATTTCATCTAAATATTTCTGATCATATCCTTCTCTGATGTGGTCTACATACAGTCTGTCATTTGCCTCTATTGACATGAGACAGTCAAGAGTTCTTAGGTCATGCTCTTCCAGAGCTACAATACCTATGTTGTCTTCTGTATTATTGATCAACCAGTGTTCTAGTTCTCTAGTGATAGAGGATTTACCAAGACCTGTACCGCCTGTAAGAGTCATCAACTCCCCCTGCCTCAAGCCGTATAGCTTCTTGTTCAACCCCTCCCAAGGATAGGGAACTGAGTCTTTCTTTTCTCTATTAAAGTATTTATCTTTCAACTCCCTAGCATTGACAACACCGCTGGGTGTGTAAACCTTAGCGTTCCACCATGCTGTAACATAGCCATGCTTGTTGCCTTTCTTTATCATGTCGTTGGCATCTTTAAAATCATCTGCAAGATGCACAACTTTTGCTTTGCCCGGAGTTAAAAGCATTGCCACTTTTTTAGCTGCTTCCTTACCGGGCTTATCATTATCAAAGTTAATGACTACGCAATCAAACTTCTCAAGAAATTCTATTGAGTTCTTCACATCTTTAATAGCAGCCTGCGCTCCGTTTTTTATAGATACTACAGGCCATTTAGAACCAAGCATTTCATAAGCTGCCATTGCATCACACTCGCCTTCGACAATGGTTATATACTTACCGCCTGATTGGAATAGCTGCTCACCGAATAGGCCACTACCCGCACCGCTGCCTTTCCAAGTGAACATCTTATTTTGTTCCCTGACTTTATAACCTACAATCTCGTTGGCTATATAGTATGGATACAAGTGCTTTATAATCTGCCCCTTAGAATCCTTAACGGCTTTGACACCATACTTCTTGGCAGAGTCTAAAGATATACTCCTGTCTGTTAAGGCTAGAAATTCTCCTTCTGAATTATTCATGGCGTTATTTCTATAGGGTTGTATGTCAACAGTCTTAGCTACACTAGTTATTGGGCTATCACATGCTTTATCATAATCCTTTATGACAGTAGCACAACTAAAACAATAAGCTGAACGATCTTCGTGCATAGATACCGGATCACTGCCTCCACAGTGAGGACATGGTAATTTGAACTTAACAAAATCTTTTACTGGGTAATCAGACATTACTAATCCTCGTAGTTAATAGTATAGTCGGGTGCTTTTACATACGCCTCGTTTATATCTGGGGTTGAGGGGTCATCAGGCTTGTACTGTCCTGTCTCTGTTCGCGCTCTTACAAGCTTAACTTTATTTTCTTCTGTGCATTCAGCCTCTTGGATGGCAGCATGAAGAGATGTTATAGCTTCCCTTCTTATCACCATCTGATCAGTCAAATCTCTTAGCTCTGCTACGGCTCTCTGCGCTATTGAATATTTTAGTTGCCCATCAGTACTGAAAAGGGAGACATCATAGTCCCCCTCCCCAGTGCGAAAGATAACTTTATCTTCCGTTGTTTGTGTCATAGCTCATCAGTCTCCGCTAGTGATTCTTCTACATCAAACTCATCGCCAGCTTGATTGAAAGAAACAAGATCAAGTATCTGTACAGCCTGTAGGTCTAGGCCACGGTAGGTTTCACCCTGCCGCACAACTTCCCATTCCTTGTATTGTACCTTACCAATAGTACCATTACCGACAGACACATCGACTTCATTCTTGGACTTATCAAAGAGTTTAGGAGCTGCTCTTGTCATTCCATTAGGCCCACTGACCTTACGCTTAATAACAAGTGCCGGGCCTTCGTCCATATCTTTAATACGGAAGCCACGCTTTTTAAAATCAGTAGCAGTGTCTTCGTCTACTATAACATTGACCGAATAGACCGGCTCATAAGTAGTGTTGGGGTTAGTGATTGATGCCCAGTAAAGAGCGCCTTGTAGTACTGACATAGTATACCTCCAAAGGTATGTTGTTGATAATAAGTTTATAAACGATTAAGTCTTTATTGCACACTGCTTTGTCCAACTATCTAGTATATATCTCAAGCCTTGTGACTTAGTTAACTTGATTCCAAGGTCATTAGACAGCAAAGATACAGCATCGTCAAGCTGCGTTGCATTCTCTTTGTTGATTGTGATATTAACTACTTTGCTACGTGACTTAATATTAGCCTTCTTAGCGTTATCAAACCTCTCTATTTTTTCTGCGTCTGTGAGATGCAAACGAGGTCTTCCAAGTGTGTTACCTCTGATTCCTTCTGTCATAATCTTTCCTCTTATTTAAATTTACTTACAGTTAAGTGACATCCTTGTCTGGTTTTCCTTTAACTAATCTAAGTATAACCTAGACTTGTTAAATTTGCTAATCTTTTATTGCTTTATTTTCTTTTTCATAATGATAGACGATCAACATAATAGCCTGTATGTATTCTACATCATCTTTATTATCCCATGCTACACCTGCTACATCGTCAAGTATAGTTTTTAATTCTTCATAAGTATTTAAAGTAATCATTATTTTTCCTTAGCTAGTTCTTCAGATATTAATCTATCTCTTTCTGAATCAGCCATAAACTCAGCCCATTCCTGTTTGTATTCTGCTGAGTTTCTGTAGTCTTCTTCAGACTCTAGCATATATTCTTCTAAGTCTACTGTTACTCTATCTCTTGAAGTCATTAGTAACCTCCTGTTAATGTAATTATATATTTTATTGCCTCTTTAATATCTACAGATTTTTCAAGATTAGAAATGTCTATTGTTTCAACATAAAATGTAACGCCTTCTCTGACTAATCCAGAAGTAATGACTGCTAAATCTGCAACATTAATAATTTTTATATCGTGTCTTACTGTGTACATTATGTTGCTCCTCCAAAGTAAGCCCTATTATTTTGCTCATCTATTTCCTTATCAGTAAGACAGGACTCATGTATCATTTCGTTATTGTTATCAGGGTCTTCAATAGCATCCCCTCCTTTTGAGTCACTAGTTTCTTCGCATCTATTACATCTGAATTTTCCAGCTTTTTCTCCTTCTCTACATGTCTTGATTGCTTAAAGATTTTTTCCCAGTTATCCCCAAACGCAGTGTCTGACACTAACTGAGGTCTACGCTTACTTCCTTTGCCGTTCACGCTTGCTGTTCCTTATTGACAGCAGCAACTAAAGCTTCCTTCTCTAGTGTAGTAATTGTTATCCACCTCTCTGGTAGATGGTTGGATTGTTGACTCCAAACCTCAACACCATCCATATTATCTGGTGTAAACCATACTTTAATCTCTCCTTCGTCTTCATCTTCATATTCTCTATGTACTCTAACAAGGAGCCGTATAGCCTCTAGATAATCTATATCTTTCTGGTTGTCCCAAGGCACACCTTCTAGACCATCACGTATTGAACACAGCTCTTTATAAAAACTATAAGTAATCATTATCTTTCTCCTTTATTTAAAGCCGCTTGCCGTTCAGTAGACTTTTCTGTTCCGACATATGTGCATGGAGGACACTGCTGTATCTGTCCCCCAGCATTTATATAGGCTTGAACATGTTTTTTTATCTTAGCTGCTATCTGTTCCCTTGTATCTCCTTCCTTATTCAGTTCGTGCTTTACTGTCCTTCTTTTAAATGCTCTGCTCTGTGTATACATCCTCGTTTTCCTCTATTTAAAAAGAGGGGGCTTTTACACCCCCTAAAG